ACTGCGGGGGCGGTAGTTGCTACAACTGGAAGTGTGACCTCAGTCTTTGATGCTGCCTTTGCTCGTGGAGCCTTGGCGGGTGTGGTAGCTGCCGCTGGAGGGGCTACTGTTTCTGTCTTTGCTGCTGCCTTGGTGACCTTTGAATCCTTTGCCATCTTGTTTGAATTAACTGAGGTAGAAGAAGAGGGCATTTCTAACGCGGTTGGTATGCTTATACATATCCTGACCTGTTTAAATCACAAACTATATAACCCACTCATAATTATAAAACATGGTTGGAACGGATCCGAACAATCGTTTAAAATAGAAAGTAGAACACTTGAAATAATGTACAAATAATGATTATATGAACAGTTATTAAATTTCTTATAAATAGACTCAACATACAATAAATATCTATGCCTTTGAGAATCTGGTTTCATACAATGTTCTATTGACCATAATTTGAAACCGTGAATTAATGAAATTAAATAAAATCTAATATTGATAGGACCGATTGATAAAAAGTTATCTACTTTAATTTCAAAGAAATCATTTGCTTGTAAAATATGTGAAATATGTCTGAAACGGTTAATTAATATTTCACTAACAGGTTTTAAAGGTGGTTCTGTATGAAATGTTGGAAGTTTTCTACGTAATCTATAACTAAATAATTTACTTAATCTTTTTTTAACATCTGAACTTATTGATTGTCTCGTGTATGGATTAGTTAATTCATCGGATGTATCTAAGCATTGTATTAAACTACGAATATCAAACCAATAAACTTTTGAATTTTCTTCAAATGAAAAATAATCAAATGGATTAACTGTTTTAGCTTCATCAAATGTAAACAATTCTTCACTATTGTTACATATTTTGCGATTTAAAACACCAGGTCCGGCTAATTTTAATAAGTAACGAATATGATAACCTCTCCAAACTTTTTGAACTAAAACAATCTTTTTATCAATATTATTTACTGTTGACCAAAGTCTAGGCGATTTTGACTTGCTATGGATTCCGCAGAACAAAAGTCCTGTTAAACAATTATTTTCACATCGAAGATTTGATGACTTATTTTTACATGCTGAACACTTTGTCATCCTTATTAAACATATCGAAAACGGATTTAAATCAAATCTGAGTTATAAAAAGTACAACAAACAAAATGGCTAGCAATATTACTATTCTATCACCTAATAAGATTGACATGAGCAAGATGAACTTTGTAGTAGGTCAAGCAAAAGCAGGACGTAATCCACCTATTAACATGAAGCATGAAAGTCAAAATTTTCAAATTCGTCTTCCAGCTAAGGTTCAAATTCCTAGTGGAGTATGGGTTCGTGAAGATCCCCAAAATGGAAGCAAGTCGTATACTTTGAGTGTACCTTTGAAGGGTTGCGATCCATTCGGTCGTGAGCGAAGCACAGATGGTTCCGATACAGGTGCGATTTATAACTTTCTTCTAGATCTAGAAGACGCAGTTATACAACAAGCGTTTGAGAACAGTACTAAGTGGTTTGGCAAGAAGCGTTCAATGGAAGCTATTCGCGATAGTTTCGCAAAGATTGTATCAATGTCTTCCGACATGGTTAACGGAGAGCGCGTGCCAAATGGTAAGTATCCTCCAAGCTTTCGAGTGAAGATTCCAGTCTACGATGGCAGTGTAAAGTCTGACATTGCGGATGGAAATGGTAACCCAATCTATGCTACACCCGATTCAATTGTAAGTGTGTTTCCTAAGGGAATTAGCGCGAGTTTAGTGATTAGCGGTACTATCTATACAATCTCTGGAGGTAGCTTTGGAGTGACATGGAAGCTTACATTTGCTCGTGTCTATCCTCAAAGCAAGCTAACGGCTAAGGATGTATTCAAGGATGAAGTTGCTGATGAGGAAGATCAAGGCGAAGATGATCTTGTTGAACAAGATGCTCCTGCTCAGGTAGAGCCTCAAGCTCCTCAGGCTGTTCATGTTGAAGAGACTGCTCCTCAAGAGAAGACAACTTCTCGCCGTAAGAAGGCGGTTGGAGCTTCAGCTTAGACCAAACAGATGAATCAACTGGTGGAACATACAAAACATAATTTGAATTAATAAACAAAATAGAATTGGTGGAATTTAAATAAGTTTTTTTTACGGTTGAACAATTTTTCATCCCTAAAATAGACTGCTTACCACAACGTTCGCAACTATAAATTTCAGGAAGTGATTGTAAAAAATCAGGTGTTACAAGTCGGTTATTTGATGAAAGTGTCCTATCAATTACAGTTGTAAAGTCATCTTCTAAACAATCCTGATATGCTTCAGATGACAATAGTGTCCATAATGTTTTATCAGTAGATATCCAGTTTTCTTGAAACATTGTCGAAAATTCATTATCTAAAAACCAAAGTGGTTCAAATTTTTCTTCGTTATTTTTTTCATGCTCAGAAAGTCCAACACGTTTTAAATCATTATCATACAACCAATAAACAGAAAGACCTTCACTTTCATAGTTCGGATCAACTGCTCCTCTGTATACTATGCGACCATTATAATCCCATTCATCTGCGTCTATATCCTGATCATGGTTAGCAATCTCAGGAGATAAATTTCTATAAATCAATGTAGGTCTCAACTTAGAGAACATTTGTTATTACTAAAGTTAATCAAATGAAATAGTTACACGCGTACCATGATGCTTTATAGAGTTTGTAGCTGAATTTGAAAGCTCGTGGCGTTTTTTTGTTTTTTCTTCATTATTTTTTGATTCTTGTAATCGGTTCTCCATATCTTTATGAACCTCTTGCTGATGTTCTTCTAAATATTTTAAAACTTCATCTGTAATTGCCCATTCAAAAAAATTCAATTGTCCAACAGTAGTTTCCATTTCGTGAAATTTGATACGCTTCCAACGACAAAATGGATCAAACATCTTTTTACTATAGGCTTTTAGATGAGACTTATATGATAGATAAACAATAATGTGTTTTTGATTTTTATTTACATATGTTACATTATACTTTTTTGAGTAATTCGTAACAAACCAATCAATTAATCGAAGAGATATCTTTGATTTACCGTCTAAAATATCTTTTACACGATTAAAGTTTTCAGGAATTGAATAAAATTTTTCAAGTCTAAAGAGAACCCATTGTTCTTGTGATTGAATTTCCATTGTATTAATTGTCTTCATATTTACTATTAAAATGGATTTGGGTTTATATAGTATAACAGTTATTAATATAATGGATGACCCAGTTGGTGAACTAATTGAAAAATATGGAAAAGGTCAACAGAGAACAACCGAATGGTTTACAGCTCGAGGAGAAATGTTAACTGCTTCTGAAATTGTTAAAGCATGTGTAGACGCAACACCAGCTATGAAACATGAAATTATAATGTCTAAATTATCACATCGATCGTCGGAAGGATCAGGTGCCAGATCTCTTATATGGGGAACTAGATTTGAACAAATAGCAAAAGATATTTATTGCTCTAAAAATCCAGGAGTTCAAATTGTTGATACTACATGTGTACCTCATCCAGAATACTCATTTCTTGGAGCATCACCTGATGGTATTTTGCGTTGTTTTGATACAACTAATCCACTACATAATCGTTTAATTGAAATCAAATGCCCAATTAGTCGCATAGTTGATGGTACTATTTCAAATCAGTATATGTGTCAAATGCAGTTACAAATGGAATGTACTCGTATATCAAAATGTGAATTTGTTGAGATGAAATTTAAGGAATTAACCTATACTGAATGGGTGGATTCCAAAGCTCAGTATAAATCATTCTTTGCGGTTACTGATTCAGGTGATGTTATTTATAAACATTTTAATGATGCTCGAGATGTACCAACTTGGAGAGCAGATACATTTACAAAGATGGAAGATGATCACCGAATATTTTATTGGGAAATTGTAACAATTGACCAGCAAACAGTAAATCACGATCCTAATTGGTTACTTAAAAATATTGATAGTTTTAAATCAATTTGGGATACAGTTATTCATCATCGATCTTCTGGTACTTTTCCTCTAAATCCGAAGGAGGCGTCAATATTGATCCTGTAGGATAATAACGGTTCATCCATTCAAGATCTGTACGATTGGGATTCTCATAATAAAATCCTCCAGATCCATCATGAACCTTTAGAAGTGTGCTAAAGTATTCTTCATACATACGTCCAACTCGTTCAAGGCTAAAATTATTAATTGCCCACTCACGACAATCTTTACGTGAAATGCGATCAATATTTTTACATGCCCACATAAATTGTTCCATCGTGCGGCAACGGTAACCCGTTACCCCATGTAGGTTATTCTCTGCGAATCCACCCCAATCAGTTGTAATAGTAGGAGTTCCAGAAAATAATGCCTCAATTGTTACACCTCCAAATGGTTCGTTATAATATGTAGGCGCAATCAAAGCTTTCGCATTTTTCATTAATCTCTTTCGTTGTTCAGGTTCAATATATCCAATTTGAGTAACGTGATCAGGAATAGTTCCTCCGCAAAGAGATAGTAGATCTCCTTGTCCAGCAATATAAAGCTTTGCTCCAATTCGCTTTGTCATGTCAATAGCTAAACCAACACCCTTTGAATCAATAATACGACCTACAAACAAAAAGTAATCCTTAGGTGTGTCGCAAAATTCAAAATCATTCATATCAAAATAGTTAGGAATTACTGCGTCATAGAATTGTGGTGACTTATCAAACTTTCCATATACAAAATTCATAATAGCATAAGATTCATATACTGCATAAGGAGTACATACTCTATTTGGACAACCGATACCAGGTTCTACAGGAATAAGACCAGGATGCGCTTCAAAAATAGGCTGATGACCATAACCCCAAAAACATAGAGCAAAATCATTTTTTTGAACACGCTTTCCTACTTCTACAATAGCACGTTGATTAAATGTTTGATGTGCGTGATCTGCTGTGTTATGTTGAAAAAAGTTCTTTTTCCAATCGTAAGTTCCATATGCTTTCTCAAGGACTTCGTTATCAGTTACGGCAACATTTTCGGTACAAATTACTTGAGAATCAGCATGACCATAGTGATAAATTGTATGACCACGTTCTGTCATCATTTTACAAAATTTTAAAACTTTTTGTGTAAAAGCACATGCTGAATAATCTGGTCGAGTAACTGTATGCGGAATAGCAAAAACATGAAACCTCATTTTTATTTAAACAGTTTCGATTAGCTTTAAATAAATGTATTCATACGATTTCCATAAGTCTATCGAAAGTGAAGAACAACCGCAAGCTGTAAAACTCGCAGAATTTATTCAAAAAACATATAATCCTTCTGTGTTTTTAGATTTTGGGTCTTCTTCAGGACTCTATGTTCGTGAAATTAAACAACGTATGCCTACAATTGAATCTATTGGTTATGAATTTTCAGAAGACGCTGTAAAAAATGCTCTATGTTCTGACATTGTTCTTACCGATTTAACTAATCCACTTAATCGAGAAAAGAAAGATAATACAGTTGGAATCTGTTTAGAAGTTCTTGAACATATTTCGGAGGATGATTGGAAACCAGTTTTACAAAATATTTCAAAATTGTGTGATGTAATTTTTTTTTCAGCAGCTGTTCCCGGACAAGGAGGAACGGGTCATATCAATTGTCGTTGGAAAATTGATTGGATCCGTCGGTTTAATAAATTAGGATGGGTTGTTGATCTTGATATGACTCGTAATGTAATTAGAGAAATGGAAACAACTAGACATATGGGATGGTTTCTTAACAACATAGTTGTTTTTGTTAAGTCGTAAATGAATTATACATATTTACTCGAAAAGGTGTTTCAACTCCCGGAACAGGTTCCATTTTAGACGGTGTCATGACAAAGTGATTCGTCTTTTGAGCATATGAAGACTGTCTAGTCTCGGATGTAGCTTTTACGTTACCCTGTTCTAAGAATTCAGGTACAAATGTCTCTTTACTATACATCAAAACATATCCCACTAATCCAAGAACAGCTAAAAGTGCTACAAATCCCCAGTTATCCTTCATTTACTTTAGTATGTGGAAAATGGATTGAACGCTTTTCATATTGACTTGATAACAAATATGGAGCCTGTTAAATTTAAAAGTTCAGAAGATAGAGCCCTCGATAATCTAAAGTCATTACTTATTGCCAGAGGGTTCAAGGGTGATGGGTTTGAAACAGTTACTAATGCTCTCGATGAAACTACGATGTATACATTTGATGGAATGTTTATTATATTCAGTAATAAGTCTCGTGTAAGTGAGAAGGATATGAATAACTTTCTGACATATGCTTCTGATAATAATCATACAAATGGAATGATTGTTGTTACTATTTCAAAATCATCAGAAGCAGTTCTTTCATTCATTCGTGACTATATTTCAAAATCTGAAAATATGCTTATTCAATTATTTGAAATTCGCAAATTACAAATTGATATTCATCGTCATCGTGATGTACCTAAACATCGCATTCTTCCGCAAGAAGAACGTGTTGCTATGATGAAAAAATTTAACATTAAAAATCCTACCGAGTGCCCGTGGATTGATTCACAAGATGCTATGGCAAAATGGATCGGAGCACGTCCAGGAGATATTGTTGAAATTTCCGGATTGGACGAAGCTTCTGCATTAAATACTCGTTATCGATACTGTCTGGCAAATGTTTATGAGCATTAAATACAA